GCCATATGGTGACTAAAGCGACGAGAGACGCGATACAAAGCTGCATCCGGGCAAGCGCCTCTTTTATCCACAAGTAACTTATCTGCACGTTTGCACTCCTTACTAATGTGCTGGAAAATATCACGGTTAGTCAACTTAGCCATAACCCCATCAATTGCCATGTTATTCTTTTGTAGGTAAGCATGGAAACCTAATGTACCAAGTCCAACAGACCTCTCATTGGAAGCAGAATGAATAGCACGGCGAATATGCTGAGGAGCGTTACTGAGGAAATAGTCAAGAACATTGTCAAGCATTTCCATAACGTCAGGGATAAAATGCTCGTTATCTTTCCAATCATCGTAATACTCCAAGTTCAAACTCGACAGGCAACACACTGCTGTTCGGTCGGCTCCGGTGGGCAGGAAGATTTCAGTACACAGGTTACTTCCGTTAATCTTCAACCCTTGGTCACGTAACCACTCAGGCAATGCCTTGTTAGCCGTATCAATGAAAACAAAGTATGGCTCACCAGTCTGCATCCGCAAGTCTAACATCTTCTGCCACAAGTACTTGGCACTGATAACCTCCACCACCTCATTGTTGGCAGGGTTAATCAACTCCCAGTCATCGTTGGCATCAGTATCTTTCATACACCGCTCAATCACCTGCATGAACTTATCCGTGATGTTAACACCATGATTAAGGTTCAGGGTTCGTAAGTTCTGGTCACCCGTGGGCTTACGCATCTCCAAGAATTGAATGATGTCAGGGTGAGATACATCCAAGAAAGCCGCATAACTCCCTCGACGTGTACGCCCTTGACGGTATGCCAGTGAAGACGCATCATACATCTTCAGGTGAGGCATCACGCCAGTTGACTTATCATCGCTATTGCGGATACCCAGATGGACGCCAACGCCACCACCAAGCATACTGAGCCAGTTAGTTTCTGATAGGTTATCGACCAAGCCTTCTGCACTATCGTCAATGTAGTTAAGAAAACAGCTAATAGGTAACCCACGCTTACTACGCCCAAAAGAAAGAATGGGAGTGCTATAACTAAGCCAATGCTTACTACTATACTCATAAAGCCGCTGAGCGTGTTCAGGGTTGCTTCCAAAAGCTTCCGATACAAAGGCAAATCTTTCTTGTGGGCTTGTCTCATCATCTTTCATGTAGCTTTCTTTAAGACGCTGGATACCCAACGAATCAAATAGGGCATCTCGTGTTAAATCAATTTCAATTGTCATCCAATAAATCCTCTAGGTAATCGGCACGTTCTTCAATGGCATCCATAAACTTGGCGACAATATCTTCACTGCGTATCTCAAGCAGCTCCAATATTGTCACCTCATCTAGGCGCATTAGTTTATCACATATGTCCGGGAGTGTCAGCATATTTCTTTTGTAAATAGTTCATCGACAAGAACATCTCATCGAATGCACCATCATCCACTTCGTTTAACACCACTAATCCTCGCCAGTGACGGTTGCTAAGAGAGTCCATGTAGTCTTCGTCGTGGAGGTAGTAGCTCCCTGCGATGATACCACAGATAGGTTTCCCATCAGCACGTTTCCCGTAGGCAACTTGCTTTCCCTGCTGATGACCAGCGACACAAGACATATGTAACTTATTAACAATAACAGTTGCCGATGACGCTGGTCTGCCCATAACACCCACAGGAAAATAGTGACAAAAGCCAACCCCACCAATAAACACTGGCTTAAGAAACCCATGAACTTCCCAATCCTTCTCATACTCTAAGTCGGCAGTCGAGATTGAACCTTCTAGGATGGGGTTATTAGTCACCGCCCTATCAATTCGATTCTCGTGGTTGCCTAGTGTTAACACCATACGGGGCTTGTAAACCTTCTGCTTGTTAGCTTTCTGGCTTGCCTGTAAATCCCGTAGTGGCTTTAACATCTTCTTCATGCCTACCTTAGCGAAGGCAATGTCATCCTTGTACCGCTTACCCTCAAAGTATTTACTACCAACCTTATCGTGGGTGGACAGAGAGGGCATGTCAGCAAAGTCACCGATGTTAACCACCACGTCAGGGCGGTAGTCTACGATGGCTTTACCTGCCCACTCAAGATGTTCAGTCGGAATCCCCGGCTTAACTTGGCAGTCAGGAATAACTAAGATTTTCATTCAACCTCCCAGAATTTCTCTAACATCAGGTCAACATTTTCGTATACCCCAACATACCCACAGGAGTCTAGGAAGGCTGCGAACTGCCGCATAACATCATCCCACCTAGCATCATCCTCGCACACGTAAAAATGCTCTGTGCTTGTTGTTACGCTTGGGCGGGAACTACTCTTCTTGAAATGATAATACTGTTTGTCCATGTTAACCTCCATAAATGCTAGGGAAGAGGTCAGTCAATATAGCCTTACACTGATCTGCTACTTCCCTGTGTTCCTTCTGTGTTGCCTCGTCACAGCGAATGTCCACATAGTGCATCCAACTCCGCAACGTCCCATTCATATACATCCGACTATTGGTTAACCCTTCAGGCAATACCTTACGGGCAACCTCCTTGGCAATACCGTTGTTCAGCGCAGCCCCGTACACTCCACGAGCCTGTGCAATTAAACTACGTTGCATCTCATCCCACCACCGCTGAAGCTCCCTGTCCTGCGTAGGTAAACTGTTCTGCCGATTCTTCTCATCCTGCAACCGCGCCTCACTGCACTCCATGTCCAGCGCCTCTGCATAACGCTGACTGAACTCTTGAAAGCTGAACGAACGGTGTCGAATAATCTGTCGTGCAATGTCTCGTGTACACTCAATCTCCATACAAACATTAACCATCTCGAAGGGCGACCAATGCTTGTTCTTCATCAGGTAACGAAGAAGACGTGGTGCTGTCTCCTTGTTATCTTGATTCTCTGGGTTTGAGACACGAGCCATATAGGCAACCATCTCTTCAGCATGAGGTGTTACCCACATTAGCTTTACTTTCATTTGTTTTTAACCCTTTCTTTTCGCTCTTCGTTTGTCTTTTCCTTGTGGCAGGGTTTACATAACACCTGAAGGTTTTCTGCCTCACAATAGAGCCTGTTGAAATATGTCCACCAATCTTGAAAGCCTTCAGTGGGGGATACAACAGGTTTAATATGATCCACTTGTACATCCTTAGCCACAAATAAGCCCTCACAACTGGCACACTTGTAATGTTCAGCTAACCTTCCTGTGCGTTTATTCGTCATTCTACCTACCGTTGCCGCTTTAAGAGCCTTCCACTTGGGAGGGTATCTCTTCATGTAAGCACGGAGGGCAGAGATTATAAACGCCCTAAACCTAGCTTCTGTCCACTCTCCATCGTTATACTTTCTGCTGCTCATACTGGTATAACAACTGAGCAAACCCCTCTACGAATCGCTCATCATGGTCACGCTCACCCATCGTAAACAGGATAGCATGGACTAACTCATGGTAGAAGGTAACCTCTCTGTCTTGTCCTGTTAGCTTCTTGTTAATTAAAATCTTACACAAGTCTGGGTTCGATGCACCAAGGTCAGGCATATCAGTAGTGATAACCTCCCATGTCATACCAGCTAGTTTAAACTTCTTCATTCGGCGGCTCCCACATTTGATTTGGTTGTCGGCGCAGCCATAACAGCCTACCGTTTTCTAAGACACGCTCTGCGCCCATTGCCTCCACACAACACTGGTACAGCTCTTTCTCTGTCTTCGCATCGGCAAGCATCTTCGTTGCACGTACCTCCCCCACAAGGTGAATCCCCTTGATGTTGTCGGCTGCGTCCCCCGTCAAGATTTGCTTGTAAAAGAAGCGCAACCCTTCCTCTGGTGTTACTTGCTTCTTCACCTTCTTCACAAAGTTGTAGTGCCATCCCGGAACCTGCATAAAGTCTTTGTCTATTGATACGATGATTGACTCTTCGCCAAGCTCAGTAGCTCGTATGGCGATGTCATCATCAGCTTCCTGCCCATCACTAACACTCGCTCCCCATGCCGTTTGTAAGTATTCCCGTAGGAGGGGAAGGTGTTTCGGCTTCTTAACATCCTTCCTGTTACCTTTGTAAGGTGCTGTTACTGCTATCTCGTTGCGATAGTTAACCTTGCCTGTAAGGAATAATTCATGTCCTTCACAGTCAACAAGATCAAACATTAACAAGTCTTCGAGAAACACTGCCATCGTTTCCAAGGCAGTGCTCTCCATCTCATCTTCAGTAGCAAACCCTACTCGGTAGCACAAGATGTCACTATCGAGTAGTGCAATCATTACAGCAGGTCGTCTTCAGAGATAAGGGCTTCGACTAGAGAACCTGTATACTCCATCAGCTCAGTGATAACCAATCGCTTCAATGCAGGGGATGTACCCTTCTTCTTCTGGTAGCTCCATGAGTATGTACCCACGAGTGCGACTGCTTTACTGCCATTCCCCAACGAGTTACCCTCAATCAGTGAACCACCATCATCATAAGCTAGGATGGGACGGGTACTCTTGCAGGTAATATACTTACCCTTACCCTCTTTAGTTTTAACCTCCAAGCCTAGCTCCTCTAGCGCACCAGCGGCTTTGTCTGACAAGTTGCACAAGTCAACCTGATACTTACCACTCATGTCGTTAGGCTTGTCGAGGTATGCCCACATAATGTCTGCTTTGATTTTAACTGCTTCGTTCATATAAAAACCCTTCAATGTTTAGTTACTTTGCCTTCGTCGGCGATGTTGTAAAATTCAGATGTCACCAGTGCCAGCATATCTAGCACCTCCATCTCAGTTAACTCTTGGTTAAAGTTTAGGTGTACTTCACCATTCTTCTCTGTAATGATTATCAACGCCTCAGCATCTTTCAATACAGCTTCCAAGTTTGTTTCTTCAATCAATGTGTATCCTTCCAAGTGTTTCCTACATTGTACTCTCCAGTTAAAGGGCAGCGGAGGTTGAAATGCTTCCCAGCCTCTTCGATTGCCTCCACTGCCATCTTACCAACACGCTCTGCATCCTCTTGCGGGACTTCAATCTGCCATTCATCGTGTACATTTGCACAGAATGAAGCGTTTATTATACCACAGTTTATCTTCTTTTGCAATATAACTAAAGCTTTTTTCATCACAATTGCACCCGCACCCTGCAATAAAGTGTTCAAGGCTGAGTGTTCTGAACGCACGATTAAGTGTCTGCCATCCAAACCTCTAACCCAACCCTTAGTCGCAGCGTTGCTGACAACTTCCTTCAATACTCCCAACGCTGGTGTGTTACGCAAGAAGCGAGTCATTAGTCTTCTGCCTTCCTGCTCACTGCCACCAACAATAGAACCAATCTTACCTGCACCAGCCCCGTACAAGAATGCGTAGATGAATGTCTTGGCTTGGTTACGGTTTGTAAGTCCAGCCGCCTTCATGTTCATCGTATGCACATCTGTACCGTCCTCCTGCTTTCCCTCACAGACACTCTTGATAAACACCT